GCTTCGATGAGGCCACCGATTACGCTATCCGAGTTGGCGCTGACGTGTTCAGTTGGGACGGTGACGGCATGGGAATATCGTTACGCAAACAAGGCGCGCAGAACTTTACCGGCCAGCAGATAGAGCAGATTATATTCAGAGGCTCTGAAACGCCGAGCAATCCTGATGCAATGTATCAGCCGATAGACGACAACTCGGCTAAGCCAAGAACTAATAAGGACACGTTCCTTAACAAGCGCAGCCAAGGCTATACGATACTGGCTGATCGCATGTACAGGACATATCAGGCCGTTGAGAAGGACATATACCACAACCCGGACGAGATGGTCAGCTTTAGCTCAAGCATTGATGAGATTAAGATGCTTCGCTCTGAGCTTACCAGGATTCCCAAGGTGCCAAACGGGAGCGGTAAGATCCAGATCATGACGAAGAAAGAGATGAAGTCTAAAAAGATTGACTCGCCCAACATGGGCGACACCGTTATGATGTCTGTATCAATTCCTGATAAGATAGTCAACAGACAGACTTATATTCCACCTCCAATTAAACCAATGGGCCAGCGCAATGGATCTGGAAGAAATCAAAGAACTCGTTAATACCGCTGACTTTAGTACCAGCGCAACGCGGGAAGAGGCCAGTGATATGCTGGTCTTTGGCCGCATCACGCAGTGGGGCGATGAGGTCTCTAATGATGTCCAGGTTGAGTTCCGTGGCACTTTTGACTATATCAAACCGAAGCGCAACCGGATTCTGAAGGATCTCTGGTCTAACCCTATTGACGTTACGTTCAAGGCTAAAGACGGAGCCTCAGACGATGCGGCCGAGACTTTGACCGGCATGTTCCGATCTGACATGCAACGATCAGAAGAGGCCCGCGAGACTTGCCAGCAAGATCAGGTTGATTGTGGCATGGGCGCATTTCGGTTTATTACTGAGTATGAGTCTAATTTCGACGACATGAACAACTACCAGCGCATCAGCATGGAGCCTATTAGCGAGGCTAACAATGTCGTGTACTGGGATGCTAACGCTAAGAAGAAAGACAAGTCTGATGCTCGATGGGTGTGCATCATCCACACGTATACTCACGAAGGGTGGGAGCGGTATCTTGACGAGATGGGGATTAACAGTGATGGAAACGAATACCCTATGCCGTTCAAAGAGCCTCATAACTCAGAGTCCTGGTTCTGGCGTGGCGGAAAGGATGAAGTCAAGATTGGCGAGTTCTATCACAAAGAAGTAAAGCGTGAGCGTGTCTTGATGTTTGAAGACCCGCTAGGCCAGGTAAAAGCCGTGTATCAGAAAGAAGTCAAAGACGTTATTGATGATATGGAGGCTTCAGGCTACGTCAAGATCGGTCAGAAGATGAAGGAGCGATGGGTCGTTAAGAAGGCCCTGGTCACTGGCGACAAGATTATCCCTATTGATGGCAAAGAATGGACCGCTATCCCCGGTGAACACTTGCCCGTCATTTCTGCATACGGCGACTGGTCACGAGTAGAGGGCCGGGAGATCTGGCGCGGCATCTATCACGACGCACAAGACCAGCAGCGCTTGATCAACTTCAGCCTGTCTTACTTTGGTGACACGGTAGCGCAAGGTGCAAGAGAGAAGCCATTACTGCCAGCCGGGCAGATTCAGGGACTGGAGTATATGTGGACGCAATCAGGGGCGGGCGATAATTTCCCGTACCGGCTGTTCAATGAAACCTCCCCCGAGACTGGCGTACCGTATGGCCCTATCCAATACCTGAAGCCACCCGAAGTTCCGAATAATGTCATTGGCCTACTGCAAGCTATGCGTCAATCTCTTGATGACGTAACCGGCGGGCAGATGGATCAGGAACAGATGATGTCCGGCCAGGTCACCGAAGGCCAGATCCAGCAGTCAATGAAAGGGCTTGAAAATGAAGCGTATATCTATCAGAACTCGTATGCTCTCGCTATCAAGCAAGCGGCCCGTGTGTATGCCTCTATGGCCGCTGAGCTGTACGACGTGCCGCGTGAGGTGACAACCACTAAGCAAGACGGCACAGAGTCCACTGTAATGATGATGGAAGCGGTATTCGATGAAGATACCGGCGAAGAAGTCATCATTAACGATATCAGCAAGGGCAAGTTCGAGGTCTATGCGGATGTTGGCCCATCGTTTCAGTCGCAGAAAGACGAGGCCCGCGCAAGGCTTGAGGTGCTGTACAAAGAGACGGCAGGCACAGAGTTTGGTGAGCTTGCATTGCTCACCTATATGTCAGTCATCGAGGGCCCGGGCCTTGACCACTTGCGGAAGTATGCGCGCAAGAAGCTGATCAGCCAAGGCGTCATGGAGCCTGAGACCGACGAAGAAAAGCAGATGCTGCAAGAAGCGCAGCAGCAGCAACAGAACCAGCAGCCTGACGCTAACATGGTGATGGCAATGGCAGAGCAGGCAAAGGCTGAGGCTGACATGGCTAATGTGCAGTCTGATGCACAGAACGATCAGGCGCAGAGTCAGATTGATGCGTTCAAGGCTGAGACTCAAAGGCTTGAGGCTATGGCTAAGGCGAAGAAGGCGGGTGTAGAGACTAGGAAGATCGGCATGGAGATCAAAGGCACCGAGCTGGATAACTTGCAGAAGCTTCAGCAGGCCATGACACCACAGGGCATGAGGGGGAGTTAATCCCCCGCACCAGTGGCCACCTCCTTACTCGTGAACCCACAAAATAACAGCAAACCGCCCACTTTCAAAAGAACTTTTGGTTATAAGAAACAGTTGCGTTATACTATTGACATAACGAGCAAGGCGTATCCCTTGATCCGAGTGTGGCGGAATCCACGTTACGCAAATAAAGGCGGTCAACTTTATGTCCCTGGCAGAATTGAAAGCGCAAGCAGAAGACGAAACGGTAGAGCAGCCGGAAGCAATTGATGAAGAGTTCGAGCTAGACGCACCTGAAGCGGAATCAGTTGAAGGTGAAGAAGTCGAGCAACCGGAAGCAACCGAAGACTTTGAGCTTGAGCTAGCGGGTGAACCAGAGCCCAACCGACAGAAATACGACCCTGTAGAAGTCCTTGAGCATAAGCTGGGACGCGAGCGGAAGAAAAAGCAGAAGGCCGCGAGCGAGACTGAAGAGCTAAGAGCTGAACTTGAGCAGCTTAAACAGTCTCTAGCCGGACGCCAGACGCCGCAGCCACAACCACAGAGCGCAGATTCAGGTCCAAAGGTTCCTGATCTGTACGACGTGGGTATTGATGGTGATCGGGAGAAGTTTGATCGAGCTACTAAGCAGTGGTTCAACGAATATCAGGCTTTTAACAACCGGCATTCGCAAGCAAGCCAGCAGCAAGAGGATTACACCGCACAAACTAAGGCGCGCACAAAGGCGCTAGCGGAAAGGGCAGCCAAGTTCAGCAAGGATAACCGCGTCAGCGTTGACCGTGTAGCGGATGCTTTGGACTTGGCGACCAGTGAAATTGACGAGTCAACCGGCATTGATGGTTCGCTTGCATTCTTGCTGGAATCTGTCGGAGAAGGTAGTGAGCGAGTTGGCTACTACATTGGTACGGACAAAGGAAAAGGTGAGCTAGACCGCATCAAGTCTTTGTTAACTAAAGACAAGACTGGGATGAGTGCCGCAACTTATATGACGCGGCTTGTCGAGCGGCTCACACCGAAGCACTCGAAACAGATCAGCAAAGCTCCAGATCCAGACCAACCGTTAAAGGGTGATGGTGTAACGCCATCTTCGCGCAAACTCCAAGAAGCCTATGACAAAGCGTCAGACGGCCGAGATATGGAGCGGATGCGAGAACTTAAGCGGAAGGCTGAGAAGCTTGGGGTCAAGCTAAAGTAAGGAATCATTGAAATGGCTAATCAAACGGCTAAGAATATCCTCGCCTTTTATGACGAGGCGTGCAAGCAATTGAGCACCAATAACACTTTCGCGGACAAGATGGAACTCAGCACCAAATCCGGTGTTGATATGCAGAACGCGAATAACGTTTATTGGGAAAGTGTTGAGCAACAGGCCCCTGTTATTGAAGGGTTTGACCTGTCCGGCACCACTCCAGGCAACATCATCCAGCAGACTTATCCGCTGAATGTCGAGGCACCGCGTAACGATTGGTTCGCCCTGCGAGCTGAAGAGCTGCGTGATCCTACCTTTATGGAGCGGCGAGCAGTTGCGGGCGCAAAGCGACTCAGTGCAGACTGGAACAAGCGCGCTGCTAATCTTGCGGCTTCCACTGGGTCCCTGTATTACGAGTCCAGTTCTGCAGGCTATGACTTCGTAGCTGAAGCACGGACTCTGATGACTGAGCGACAAGTCTATGAAGATATGGGCTCAAGCTTCTTTCTCACGCCGCGCAACAACCAGATCATGGGATCTGACTTGGCGTCACGTTCGCTCTACCCCAACAGCCGATCAGAAGAGGCATACGCCACTGGCATGATCGGTAAAAATGTGGCGGGCTTTGATCTATACGAGGCTCCCACTTATGGCATCCAGGCTGCTGCTGTCAACGCGACTACTACCACTGTTGCCACTGATGTACTTGAGATTCCTGAGTCGTTCACGACTGTCGCCGGTTCTATCCAGAACATCGACTATCGTTTCGGCACAGTATCCCTAACCGCAGCAACCAACTACCGCGTTGGTGATGTTGTGGCATTCACAGGCGTTAACTCGCTTGGCATGTCAGACAAGACCGACACCGGCCAGTTGATGACCTTCAAAATCATCGAGGTTAACACTAACGATATTGTTGTGTATCCTAAGCCAATCGCGGCTGATCAAGCTGGCATCACTAGCTCACAAGCAGCGTATGCCAACATCAGCACAGCTATCACCGCTGGCGCTACAGTAAACAAGGTGAACGTGGTAGGCGGGCAGTCAAACAGCTTCTGGGCTAACGACTCGATGGCCTTCGTGAACGCTGACGGTAACCTGAATGCCTTGAATGACTTCGACGGCATGAAGGTTGACAGCGAGACTTTGGACAATGGCATTAAGCTGTATATTGCCTACGACGCCAAACTTGATACGTTGAACTGTCGGATTCGATTATTCACTTGGGGAGGCTTGGTTAATAAGGACCCTAGCCGTAACGGGAATGCTGTCTACGTCCCTGTGTAAACTTTAAGTTAAAGGAAGAACTGGCCCCTCGATTGAGGGGCTTTTTTATGCGATACGACCTACTTTTCGGTTTATTTCCATACCCAAGATTCAGTGTTATACTTGACTTGCAATTCAATACTAAGGACTCCCATGATCTACCTTTACACCACTGAGCCAGATGACCGATGCCATGAGGTGAGCAAAGGCATCTATGGGCGACCTGTTAATACTTCCGACCAGCCAAAGCTGCGCAAGCTAGGCTGGGTCTCAAAACCATCTAACCTAACGGTGACGGCTGATGTACGGAATGAAAAAGAAGCCAGCGAAGAAAGGCAAGAAGAGGCCGAAGTAAGTGATCTTGAGGTGTGGTCTGCGGCCTATGAGCAGAAGTTTGGCCGCAAGCCTCATCACAAGATGAAAGTGGCCACCATTCGCCGGAAGGTTGAAGAGTCTTATGACTAAGGCCGAGCTGGCAAACCGCATTCTAAAGGCCATTGGTGTAAACACTCGCACCAGTGAAGCTGACCCTATTGAAGTACAAGACACGCTGAAGATGGCCGAGGACTGGTTGTTGTCCAATAACGCCATTGGGCGTCGCCTTGGTTACGTTGTATCTGATGGCGAGCCTGACCCCAATGAAGAAACCGGCATCCCGGACTGGGCAAC